AGGGACATACTTATCTTGCACGTCTAGGTGCCCAAAACATTCTTTTGCATTAAGCAATATGTCACCAACCGTGCTTCTAAATTCTTCATCTTTGAAAAGCTCATCATCGCTGTGCCAACCTCCAACATTAGATCTTGGCATACCTTTTTCGTCTTTTGCTTTTATTTCGTAAAGTCTGTCTACTAAATGACCGTGGCCCTTGACCTCCGTCATCATAATAGGCGTTATAAATAATGATTGTAAATCCATATTATTCCTTTCTAAAGTTGACCTTTTGTAACCTCCATAAAGCTTACAATTATATGTACTTGATTAGCAGCATTCGCTTGTGCTTTTAAAACATCAGACTCCTGTAAAACAAGAGGCTGAGATAATAATTCTGTAGTAGTGTTTGTAGCAACACTTTTAGCTTTAAATAATTCAAAAGTAGCAGAGGATCTTACTACTTCTAAATCAACTAATGTTGTGCTTCCCGAATCATTACAAATTAAAATTGATTTAACAACATCAGTTGTTGGTGGCACAGGTGGTGTAGCACCTGGATTGGCTGTTGGCACCGTTAATATGGTTGTAAGGTCTGTTGATGTAATATCAACCATTGCGCTTTTAAATGTATTAGCCAAGGAAAAAAGTCTCCGACTCTGTTTCTTCTCTTAAATCTTGTTGAAAGTTTGTATTAAGTAAGAAAACTATTTGTTCTAATAATCTTATCATTTGGTCAAATTGACCAGGATCGTACTCTGGAGTTGCATTAGGTAATCTAGTTATATTTATTTTAGCCATTATCTTCTACCGTCAGGTCTTATTTCTAATTTTTGCGAGCCAAGTCTCCAAGGCGTATCATCAACTGTATTAGTTGTATATCTTATTTTTACTGCTCTACCCCTACCTCTGACACTTATTTTTTCTGTTGAACTTGTTATTGAACCACTAGTCTGCACATTTGCAGTAGATTGAGGATATTGTTCTAAAGTTAATCTAGCTGTCATCGTGTTTGTTAAATTATCAAAATCTGGCACTAATTTACTTACAGACATTAATTGATCTCCGTCTGCTATTTCTACTGATCCTGTTTCTAAAAATGCTGTTATAGCTGTCCCATCAGCTTGATTGTTACCAACTTCGTGTTCATAAATAAATGAGGCACCAGCTGTTAAACCTAAAATGCTAGTTGCGTTAGCAGTCGCTGACGAATCATATTCTGTTGCTATTGGTTTTTCGTAGACATAAGCACCTAGCCATGAGGTCCTTGATAAATTAATAGTGTACCAAGTGCCTTCTAAATAATTGTAAGCCACCGCCCTGTCTATCTGGGTTGCGTTAGAAGAAGGGTAATACCAAATTATTTCATTAAAAGCTGTGTTCAAACCAACTGCTATATCATTTTTGTTTGTATAACTAATATCATCAAAAACATAATCTTGCACAGAACATGGCATTTTTTTAACAACACCATCAAAAAGATAAAATGCATTATCTGACATCCAATATGCAACACCATTAACCTCTATGGCAGCGTGTTGTGCTATCAATCCAGCGTTAGCACCAAGTTGTCTTAAACCAAAAGTAAACGGCGTGCCTACAAATTGAATACCATGTAGTGATGTGTCTGTCCAAACTAGTATTTGACCTGTAGATTTTACGGCACCAACAATTCTTGAACCATCTGTAATTCTTAATGAACCTGCTTCATTAGTAGCTACAGGAGTATAATCTGTTGCATCTTCTCTATCTGAAAATCTAAATAATAAATCATCTTGTGTAGCTGTGTTGCCAATAGTCGTCTCAGTTCCAAATATTAACAAATGTCTTGTGTCAGTAGAAACAAGGCTAAATCTAGATGCAGTCGGTGCACCAGATAAAGCAGTGGCCCTAGCTGCTAGCCCACCTGATGTATCCCAAATAAACGTTCCACCATCTAAAACTGTTGCAATTAAATCCTCTCCAAAATTATCTAAAGACCAGTTTCTTCCCGCAACAACAACGTTTGATGAAGATCTTGGTGTGTCCCATGTGCTCGCACCCCATGTTTCTGTTCCCCAACCATAGCCATAAGTTGAACTTACTGGTCCAGGATTAATTTGATAAGAAGCGTCAACTGATCCACCGCCAGCAGCTGTAGTGCCGGATGCATTAGTGCCCGCATTAATTGTGTAAGTATTTGAACTTGGTACTGTTAAAATTTCAAATTCGTTATTAAAATCTATACCATCAACTACATTTGTAGTAGACCCATTATCAAAAGTTACAAAAGCGCCTACCTCAGCTTGATGACTTGCATCTGTGACCGTAACTGTAGCAGATCCGCTTGATGTCGCAAAAGGATTAGTCAAAGAGTCTGTGGCCCTAATTGGTGTAATGTCATATACCTTACCCTCTGAGTAAATATATAATTTTCTATCTGTGCCCAAAGCTAAATATCTTGTGCCATCTAGACCAATCCATGAATGAGTATCTCTAACTACGCCAACAACAGTTACATTTGGATTAGGTAAATTAGCCCAACCGCCCCATCTCTCAGGTTTTCCGTAGTGAAATCTAACAAAATCTGAGTCAACATATTTACGCTGATCACCAGCAGAATATGCAGTGTCTTGCTTGTCTATTCCTGGTTTAAATTTTAAATCTACTAGTTGCATTTAAGAGATATTATTATCGAATTTACATTGAAATGCAATGGATACTCTCATTTTTGGACTTATTCTAGAGACAGGGACACCTCTATGCGGAAGATAAGAAGGAAAAATTACAAGCCTATTTGGCACTGGCGGTGAGCCTTCTATAACCTTTGTTTTTGCTACGTCGTATAGTAATAATTCACCTCCCCATGACAAATCCCATTCATCATGCGCAAAGTAAACCATCGTAATATCTTTTGAAAAAGTAGCTTCATTGTCTTGATGTAGTCTTTGATCGCTTAGTGGATAATTTGCGTTAAAGAAAACTCTATGTAATCTATTTTTATAATTGTCCTCTATGTTTACATGATTGTTTATTGAATGCCATAAATTAAATATTACATTGAATTCGTTAAATCTGTCTTGTGCTATAGCAGCATTTAAAGATACCTGATAATCATTAGCTCCAAAACTTGCATTCATGTCAGAACCAGATGACCTATTGGAGAAACTCCATATCCCTTTATGTATTTCGTCTGTTACTAATTTAAATATTTCTGGTGATGCTATATTGTCGTGTATTTCAGTAAAACCAGTCATAGCTTTACCCAATATTGTATGCTGAATCTTTGTTCTAAAAAAGCAACGTCTTTGTCATCTTTAGATTTAATAGGAGTAATTGAATGATTAATATATGAAGGAAATAAAACCATTAAATTATTTTGATTTGGTATTTCAATGGTCCTACCATCATCGTAAAAAAGCATGTCACCACCACTCAAAGCATCGTTTTTGTTTAAAATTAAATTAAAAGTAAAAAATTTAGTATCTGTATGCCAATTATAATATCCACCATTGTTGTATGCCACAACATGAATATCATGAGATTTTGGTTTTTGCAGAAAATGAAAAACATTTAATCTACCAGAGTTTTTTATAAACCTTTCTAAACCTTGATGATAAAACCAATGTTCTAATCCTGCGATGCTAGTGTTGTCTTTATCTTTTAGCTCATCACCTATTAGCCAATAATCCGTGCCACCACAATAAGTAGAAAAATACTGAGGTCTATCTTCATTATCTATTGCCCAATTTGGAATACCAAATTTACTTCTGTTGTTTAATAGGTCAATATTTATTTTTTGTAACATATGTGGTGGTAAAAAATTTTCACAAAAAATAATATTTTCTGAAGCGTATTCGTATCTCATTTTGTAATTCCTTTAAACTGTGTTGCTACATTACCTTTAAAAGCATAACTGCCAAAATGAGTCATACCACTTGCAATGTCTGCGTATATTGAACCTCCTAAGTTTTGCCACAAACGACAAAAAGCATAATCTTCTGACAAATATCTTTTAGTTTTTGGTTCTACCATAGTGTCAAAAAATGTATAGTTCCAGTCAGAAGTTTTGTGGTAATCCAAGTGTTTTTCATGAGGTTGATTTAAATGTTGATCAGGCACAAACTTTAGTTCTGGATATTGTTTTGCCATTTTTTTAAATACATTTCTTTTAATTAACATAAAACCCGTTGCAGCGTCCATAACCTCTATAAAACCTTTTTTTACTTCTATCCTGTTAGGATTTTTTACGTTGAGGTTGTATTGTAAAGCTGTAGCTAAAAGTTCATCTTCGGGCATATCTGGTTTCTCTTTAAGTTTTTTCTTAACCTTTGCCCAATCTATTGCTTTTCTAGGATAAACTCCTGCAACTACATCTTCATTAAAATCTAACATTCTTAGAACTGATTCTGGATTAAAAGCAATGTCTGCATCTATGAATAATAAATGAGTATAATCACCATCCATAAACAATTGCACCAAAGTATTTCTTGCTCTTGTTATCAATGACTCATTACCTATTGTTGCAAATTGCAATTCTATTTTTTTTGTAGCTGCTAAAGCTACAAGCTGCATACAACTTTTAAAATAATCAGCAGTTATCATTCCGCCATAGCAAGGTGTTCCTATAAATATCTTTGTCATTTTATTAATACATTAGATGAAATAATTATTCTTTCACCCTCCTCATCCATCTTAGCTTCATGTAAAAGATTACTAGGAAAAAATATTAGTAAGCCTACTTTTGAATCAATGTGTGTTGTGTTAAATAGACTAGTTGGGTTTGGTGACAAAAACCTAGTGCCTCCTAATTCTGTTAAATAGAGTACGCTAGAATAATTGTGGTCACAACCATCAATAAAATTAGAATGTATATGTTTTCCATGAAAACCTCCTTTTTTATAAAATGCGGTCCAATAATTGTTTAATAAAAAGTTTTTTTGTCTTACATTTACAAAATGATTACCTACTATTTGTAACAACTTTTCATATTCAAATAATTTTACCGGTTGATTAAAATCTGTGCTGTAAACTCCTATGCCTCCGTGACCAGGATATAATTTACTTATTTTTTTTATTTCTTTTTCTTTATTTAATACTTCATCTAATACAGGTTTTACCTCTTCAAAATTAAATTGAAACGTAAAAATGTCAGTTGGAAATAATTGTATATTACCTATTTGCATTACTTTCTTTCTTCTTTGTAATCGACATCATAATTTATGGCTACAGTAATTCTTGTATTCTGTGATTTGTTAGCACTAACGGAGTGTTGTAAAGATCCATCAAAAAAAATTACTGCGCCATCTTTTGCTGTCACTTGTTTCACATTGTTAAAATTGCTTTCTGCATCATTCTTTTTTACTAAAACAAAATTATTATCTGCATGAAAAAAAAATTTAGCATCAGTATTTTCTACATCTACAAATATAACAACAGATA